CAAGATCTTAACAAGATCATAACAAAAAAGAAAGGAAAATAATATGCATAGTTTTAATATCTTCTTTCCTTATATGACTGAGGAAGAACTCGAAGCAATGGAAAAACCATCCACAGAAAATACAGAACTACCTGCTTTTAACGCTGAAATAAACAAAGTAGTAGATGTATTATTCCCTATCGATAATGTAACACATAACCCTACAAGTGCTGTAAACACTTTAATCTCTCCTACAGCTAGTCAGCTAGATAAAGAGAAATATGCATCAATGATGCAAAAAGTACCTACAGATAGAAGTAACAAAGACTTAGACGATGAAACAATAATGGCTACCACTCCTAGCAGAAAAAACCAAACTTTGACAGATATGGATAAATACGCAGGTGCCGTAGCAAGTTACGCAGAGTTAACAGGTATGCAAAATGGAAAAGAAGCAGCCACAGCTAATACAGAACCTAGTACAAATGTATCGGCAGAATCTGGAACAAGTTCAGCAGAATAACAAACAATTGAGTAAGGGAGAAACCTCCCCTACTCTTTTAAACTTTAATAGCTATGATAGTACAAAATGTAATAAGTAATAAAGTAGGTTTATCTTCTTTCATTACACAACAAAAAAATATTGCACCCCAAATAGGTGCAGCGTTAATAGGTGCAGCCAGTTCTTTATTCGGTGGTGCCGTAAACTCTGGTAATAGTTGGGCAAAACAACAACGTCAAAATGATTGGAATGTAAAAGTACAAGATTATTTCTTAAAAAAACAACAAGATTATAACGACAAAATAAATCAACAGAATTTTGAATGGCAAGACGAAAGTAATGTAAGAGCAAGAATAGAAAAAGCAGGCTATAACCCATACTTATACAATGGACAAGCCAGTGCCCAAAGTGTCGCAGGTAATTCCGCAGGTGCTCCTCCCTCTGAAAATATGCCTAGTGGATATGATAACTCTTTAGGTCAAGGTATTTCAAATATGGGTAATTCATTCGCACAAGTATTAGGCGCAATGCAAGATTATAAAAACAAAGATCAAGAATTTAACCGCAATGCGTTAGCAGATGCTTATATGAACAAAGAAACCGGAGCTAATGGAGGTGTTCTCGGTGCTATGTCTTTAGCGCAATACAAGCAAGCGAATTCGGTAGCTAATATGAATGATGCAAATACATTCTATAAGAATATGATGAATGGAATAGACCAAATGCAATATACAGATGCAAACGGAGTACCTCAAACTAACCCCGATGGCTCACCCATGACATTAGCGCAGGCAAATGCATTAGGTATATCTCGTGGCTCTATGAAAGGTGTAGAGAAATTAGTAAAGGAAATATCAGTATTAGCAAGTCAAGGTAAATCTATTGACCTTGATAATAAAATTAAAGAATATAATTTGGATAATGGTTATTATGCAGAAGCTTTGAAAATGCTAAAAACACAAGTTAGAGAACTTCAATCTCAAATATTTTTGAATAATTCTAATGCTTTTTTAGCTAGAATGCAGGCATTAACTCAAAGATTTACACAAGATAATCTATATGCAAATACTCAGTTTATTAATACACAAAATGGTCAAGCTCAACAAAGATTTTTATTTGATTTATCTAATTTAGCTGCTCAAGGTGATTATTTAAATAAGCAATCTCATGGACTTGCATTAGATAATTTATTAAAGAAGAAAGTATATCCCTCTCGCTCTATTATGGAGCCTTTTAATACTTATACTAATGGCTTTCTTACACCTCAAGGTGTTTCATCCATTACAGGTCTTGCAGGATCTTTTTTAAATCCTCTTGGCTTTTTTATGAAGTAGCTAGTATATAAATACCAATAACAAGTAGGCATATAAGTACTAACGCTAATTTAATTGCTAATATAGTGAATACTATTGTTAGGATTCTCTTAGTCCACTTATCCTCACATTCTATAAAATCAAAATTCATACTTTAGCTTTTTAATTTATTATTAATTTATTTGCAAATATAACACATTAATTTGTCTTATGTCTATGTAAATTTAATTATTTATGCTTTCTTAACTCTACGTTGTGAAACGTGGAGTTATTTTATTTTGGGGGTATAGGGGGCATTTTTAAATGCCTCCCATAGCGTCTAGCACCATAGAACGAAGTGGTAAAGGCGCAACGGCTTGCCGTCGTGTGACGGAATAGCGTTAGCGTATGTAGGAACTAATGCGCCCCTTATACGTCAAAAAAAAGGCTTTTTAAAGCCGTAAAAATGAAAAAACCTCCGCTTTTTTCCCTCTTTGCTTGTTCTTAAGAGGGAAAACTGACACCTCGTATAAGAGCAATGTTCAGTTTTCAGAGCAATGTTTAATAGCAATGCTACAAACAAAAACTATTGCTAAATAAATATTAATTAACGTTAATCATACTGTTAATTATATTGAAGTTCAGGACAAAAATTCTATATTTGTGGCATGAACTTTGATATAGCTGACAATTTCAATGAAACAAGCCCTTATTTACTTACTTGTGGCGATTGTTCTTGGTGTGTACTTAATTTTAGTAGCAGTGGACACCTTACCGGCTTTATATGTTCTGCTTATATTGAGCACCCTGAGGTGAAACTAACAGATAAATGCCACTTTCTATGAATAATTTAACCGATAAACAATCCTTTGCAGATAAAGAATTTCAAATAACCGAAAATTTATTCGGCTGCTTGAAACCTAGTATAATATTCAATAAATATACAAATTCTTACGAGTCAGTACCTTGTAAGAAATGCGAATATTGTATGAATGTGAAAGCTAGTGCACAATCTCAACGTGTTCGTAAAGAAATAGAGCAGCACATATATAGTGTTTTCTTTACACTTACATATAATAACGAATTTATACCCCGTATGGAAATGTTCAAAGACAAAAAAGGCAAAACGCAGTTTAAACATATAGGTAGAACTGCAAAAATGTTTGATTCTACCCCCTACAATTCTAAAGGATTAGACCATAAGTATCGATATAATGACGATACTACAATACCTGAAATAGAGAAAAACGAACAGAAAGCAAAAAAACATGTTCAATTCGCTGTTGTCTGCAAAAAAGACATACAGAACTTTCTCAAACGTTTACGCAAAAAAATCGATAATTTAAATCTTTCAGACAATGACAAAAAAATTCGCTACTACATTTCGTCAGAGTATGGACCAAATACAAAACGTCCACACTACCATGGTATCATCTTCTTTGATTCCAAAGAACTCGGCTCTCAGATTAAAAATCTCATCGTTGAATCCTGGGGTCTTTTCGAAAAAGAACCCGGTACATTTAACAATTATACGTTTACGCCATTTGCGGATACTTGGCGTACCGAAAAGTACATCAAATATTGTAACCCCAACACTGCAAAATATGTTGCAGAGTATATCTCAGGCAATATGGGTCTACCAAAAATGCTACAAGAACGCTGTTCAAAGCCGTTCCATCTTCAATCTAAAAACCCTGTTATCGGTGAATTCAAAGCTAGCAGAGAAGAAACATTCACGCTTATCGACCAAGGAATTATTAGACAGAATCGAACAATATTTACAAAAAATGGAGTTGAAACAAAGGCTAATCTTCGAATATCCAAAGATTCATTATATTCCGTTTTCCGCAAGTGTTACAGATTTGGTGAGTTATCTCCTGATACAAAATATAACACTTATAACTTCTATACTAAACACATCAGAGAGTGGAAAGAATATATAAACGTAAAACTTATAAATTATGCTATTAAAAATAATATTAGCTTTGATAGAGTTAATCTCTCTCGTTATCTTCGAAAAAATCGTGCAGATTATTTCCGTAATTGGTGCGTTACTTACAAAAGTGAGGAGTATAATCGACTTGAAATGGATAAAGATCAGAATTGGTATAGTTCTAAAAACGTTTATAAGTTATCTCAAGAACTTAACCCTATTCGATATAGTTACCTCGGTGGTTTTACTCGTGCTTATCTTATTGTGTTTGATCGCTATCTATATTTATATGAACAAGATAGGCTACGTGAGTTCTATAATAAGTTTAATAATCTAATCGATGAAGTAGGATATTATCCTGCAGAATTAGAAGTATTCCCAGTGCTTAAACACGCTATACCAAAGGTAAAAAAATATACACCCCATGGTGTAAACTTATCTTTCGATACAGAAAATGCAAAAGAAGAACGTTTAAGACCTTATATAAACTACATCTTTAATACCTCTTTTCAGTATTGGGTAACCCCTTACAATGAGTTTGGAAGTTTCGACCACAAAAAATATGGTGAAGAATATTCCGCTAGAAATACAAAAGTATTTGAACAATATGTGGAAGAACAGAAAAACAGACTAGATAGACGTAATAAGTCTAAAAAACTAAATAATACAACTATAAATAATGAACGTGTTATGGATTAATTCTATAACATAAATGTATAATAATTTAAAAATCAGTTAATTATGTCACTTTCAAAAGTCCCTTTAATCAAACCAAGCAAAGCGAATAGACCTCGCAATGCCTTCGACCTTTCACAACGTCACCTATTTACCGCCCCAGCTGGAGCACTCCTCCCTGTTCTATCCTTAGACCTTATGCCACATGATCACATAGAAATTAATGCTAGTGACTTCATGAGAACCTTACCTATGAATAGTGCAGCTTTCGTTAGTATGCGTGGTGTATACGAATTCTTCTTCGTACCTTATAAACAACTTTGGTCAGGTTTCGACCAATTTATTACAGGTATGAGTGATTACAAAACTTCTTATATGTATTCATTCAAAAATAAAGTACTTGAAAATTGCCCTAATTTCAGTATTCAGGATTTCGTAAAATTCATAAATCCTAAAACAGATAAAGATATTCATGGATTCCCCAAAAAAAATGGTGTATTCAGAATGTTAGACCTTTTAGGCTATGGAAAATACTCTAATAGTTCAGGCACAGCCTATACAGATATTCCTGAAAAAACAACAAAAGATTTAGGTAATGTCACTCCTTTTAGAGCCCTCGCCTATCAGAAAATATATTCAGACCACTATCGTAACTCTACATATGAAGATTTTCAAATAGAATCTTTTAACGCTGACTTCTTCGGACAAAGTGGAAAAATGAAAGCAGTAGTTTCGAATGAACCATGGGATTATGATTGGTTTACGCTTAGATATAGAAACGCAGGTAAGGATATATATACTAACTTACGTCCTACTCCTTTATTTAATGTAGATAATTTTAATCCTAAATTCTTTACAGGTGATTTATCTTTAAGTACTGATTCTAGAACTGCTGGTATTGCTATTGACCCTACTACTTTTTCTAGTGGTGGTGTACTTAGTACTGCAGATATTCGTAATGCTTTTGCCCTTGATAAGTTAGCAAGTATCACAATGAGAGCAGGAAAAACCTATAAAGAA